CAGGCACAGTTACTTTCGATAAAACTTTTGCTGTTGATGATTTAATAGCAGAAGCATATGAACGTATAGGTTCACAAGTAACATCTGGATATCAATTAAAATCTGCAAGAAGATCTTTAAATATTCTTTTTCAAGAATGGGGTAATAGAGGTTTGCACTACTGGGAAGTAGGTGAAACTAATATTGATTTAATTGAAGGCCAAGCTGAATATACTTTCTATAGAGCAAGTGGAGATGGAACAAGTTCTAGTACAAATGCAACATCTAATGTTTATGGAGTTGCAGATGTTTTAGAAGCAACGTTTAGACAAAACAGAACACAGACTACTCAATCAGATGCAGCAATGACAAAAATTGACAGATCAACTTATTCTAGTTTGTCTGCAAAATTATCTAAAGGAACTCCATCACAATATTTTGTTCAAAGGTTAATTGATAAAACAACAATTACAGTTTATCCAACACCAGATTCAACAGCTGCATCAAAAGACATGCATATTTATTATGTAAAAAGAATACAAGATGCAGACTCAACTTATACAGATGCAACAGATGTACCATATAGATTTGTACCTTGTATGGTTTCAGGATTAGCTTTTTATTTAGCACAAAAATTTAATCCACAAGCAACACAACAATTAAAATTGTATTACGAAGATGAATTAGCAAGAGCATTAGCTGAAGATGGTTCTTCTTCTAGTACATACATAACACCTAAAACTTATTACCCAGGAACTTAATGGCACAAGCAAGAGGAAAATACGCAAAAGCAATATCAGATAGATCAGGAATGGAGTTTCCATATAGAGAAATGGTTAAAGAATGGAATGGTCATTTAGTACATCAATCTGAATTTGAAGCTAAACATCCTCAATTAGAATTAAGATCAAGATCAGGAGATGCACAAAGTTTATATGATGCAAGACCTGCTAGAGAAGAAAACGAAGTAGCTAGACCCTTGGGACCTAATCCTTTTGAAACGATTGCAGCATCATCAGGTATTATAAATGTATTTGAAAAATCTCATGGTAGATCAACAAGTGACACTGTAAGATTTAGAGGACCGATTTATACAACATCAGATCCAGACGCTTTTCAAAACCCAGTTGGTTTTGATGGTGTGACAGGAGCTAATTTAGCAAAAGCTGCAGGATACTCTATTACAGTTGGTAAGAGAGATTCAAGCGGAAACATTACTAACACAACAGATTTCTATCACTTTACTGTAGACACAAACACTGCTACAAGTGGAGGAATATCAGGAGGAGGCAATAGTTGTTCGGCTGGTCCAGCAACATTGACAGCGTAGTATGGCAGGATTAAGTGCATCAGGATTAAAAACACAAATAAGAAGTTATACGGAAGTTAGTTCTACTGTATTATCAGATAGTGTATTAGAAAACATAATATTAAATGCACAATATAGAATTTTTAGAGATGTACCAATTGATGCTGATAGAAAAACATCTACAGGTAATTTTACATCTGGAACAGGAACTGTAACGGTGCCAGCAGGCGCTGTATTTGTTAGAGCAGTGCAAGTTTATACTGCAACTGGATCTACTTATACTGGAGCTAATACATATTTAGAAAAAAGAGATTTAACATTTTTAGAAGAATATATTTCAGCAACTACATCTACTGGCACACCAAAATACTATGCCATGTTAGATACAGGAGCAACTGGAGAAAGCTCATCAAACTCTGGATCTATAATTGTATCACCAACACCAAGTGGAACGTTTGCTTACAAAATTCATTACAATGCAGCTCCAGCATTATTAGAAGATAATGGTACTAATTATATTAGTATGAATTTTCCAAATGGTCTGCTATATTGTTGCCTAGCAGAAACTTATGGTTTCTTAAAAGGCCCAGCTGACATGCTGCAATTATACGAACAAAAATATTCACAAGAAGTACAAAAATTTGGAGGAGAACAAATAGGTAGAAGACGAAGAGATGATTACACAGATGGAACAGTAAGAATCCCAGTGCCTTCTCAAACACCTTAAGGAATTAAATTATGGCATCATCATTTTCAGATCTCGGTATAGAACTAATGGCAACTGGCGAAAATGCCGGTACTTGGGGAACAAAAACTAATACTAATTTACAAATCGTAGAAAAAGCAATTGCTGGTTACGTAGAACAAGCAGTAACTAGTGGTGGAACAACAGCATTAAGTATTACAGATGGTGACGCAACAGAATCTACATCAGTAGCACGTCACGCTGTTATAAAATTAACAGGCACAATAACAGGTAATTCTATTGTAACTGTACCAGACTCTATAGAAAAAGTTTATATTGTAACGAACGGTACATCAGGTGCATACACTGTTCAATTTAAAACAGCATCAGGAACTGGTATTACTTTTGGTGTATCAGAAAAAACTACAAGACTAGTTTATTCAGACGGAACAAATCTTGTTGATGCAGGATTTGGTGGATCGTTAGATATAGAAGGAAGAGAATTAGTTTTAGATGCTGATGGTGATACAACTCTTACAGCAGATACAGATGATCAAATAGATATTAAAATAGCAGGTGCAGATGATTTTCAATTTACAGCAAATACTTTTACAGCTTTATCTGGTAGCACAATTGTTGCACCTACTATAACAGCTTCTACAGCTTTTGTTCCCGATGCATCAGATGGTGCAGCTTTAGGAACTTCTTCATTAGAGTTTTCAGATTTATTTTTAGCAGATGCAGCAGTAATTAATCTTGGTGCAGATCAAGATGTAACACTAACTCACGTTGCTGACACTGGTGTTCTTTTAAATGGCGCTAATGTAATTCAATTTAGAGACTCAGGTTTAACAATAGGATCTAATGCAGATGGTGATTTAGATATTGTTTCAGATGGTACAGCAGTTGACTCAATTAATTTAGAGTCTGCTGGTGGTATTACTCTTGATGCAGGAACAGCTGGTAGTGGTATTATCTATGAAGATGATGGCACTGAAATGGCTCGTATTCATAATTCATCGAGCAATGTTATATTAGAAACAAAAGTTTCTGATGCAGATTTTTCAATTAAAGGTAATGATGGTGGTTCAACTATTACTCCTTTAACTTTTGATATGTCTGATGCTGGTAAAGCTACATTTAGTGGTAATGTAATTGTAACTGGAGATCTTACAGTATCTGGTGATGACATTACTATGGGCACAAATACTGCAGGTAATATTTTAGTTGCAGATGGTACAAATTTTAATTCAATAGCTGCAGGTAGTTTATCTGAAATATCTACAGTTGCAAATGATGATGTTTTTATAGCAGTAGACACTTCAGGTGGTGGACTTAAAAAAATTGCAAGATCAACAATCGTAGCAGGATTAGCTACATCTGGTGCAATATCAAATCTTGTTGAAGATACTTCACCTCAATTAGGCGGTAACTTAGATACTAACTCTGCAAATATTTTAATTGATGACGCACATTTTATTGCAGATGAAAATGGTAATGAACAAATTATATTTCAAACAACAAGTTCAGCAGTTAATCAATTTGATGTAACAAACGCTGCAACAGGTAATCCACCATCAATAAAAGCTACTGGTGGTGACACTAATATTGATTTTAATATAAGTGCAAAAGGCACAGGACATATAACTGTTTTAGGTGATACAAATGCAGGTGCTATACAATTTAACTGTGAATCTAATTCTCATGGTCAAATTTTAAAATCTCAACCACACTCAGCATCTGTTACAAATGTTATGTTATTACCTGCTGGTGCTGATTCAACTTTAGTATCACTTGTATCAACAGATACTTTAACAAACAAAACTTTAACTACACCTGTAATTGCAGAAATAGATTCAGGTTCTACAATCACACTTGATGCAACTACAGATATTGTACTTGATGCAGATGGTGGAGATGTTTTCTTTAAAGATGGTGGTACAACTATTGCTACGTTAACAAATAGTTCAACTGATTTTATAATAGAAACTGCAACATCAAACAAAGATTTAATATTTAAAGTTAATGATGGTGGTTCTTCTACAGAGGTTGCAAGATTTGATGGTGATGTTTCAGCATTTTTAATGGCTTCAGGTAAAAAAATTATGTTAGGTGCTGCTGAAGAAACAATTTCAGGTGATGGCACAGACATTACTTTTGAAGTTGGATCAAGTGGTGACATAAATATTCCTGCAAACATTGGTTTAACTTTTGGTGATGATGGTGAAAAGATTGAAGGAGATGGAACAGATTTAACTATTGCTGGTAATAATATTAATTTAACAGCAACAGCTGATGTGGTTATACCAGCAAATGTTGGTATTACTTTTGGCTCTGGTGAAAAAATTGAAGGTGATAGTACCGACTTAACAATTACTTCTGGAGCTAAAATCAATTTAACAGCTACATCAGATGTACATATTCCAAACAATGTCGGTATAGTTTTTGGTGGTGATTCAGAAAAAATTGAAGGTGACGGTACTGATTTAACTATTTCAGCAAATAATTTAACAGTAGACGCTGCTGCTGATATTAATTTAGACGCTGACGGTGCTGATGTTAATATTAAAGATGGTGGCACAACAATATTATCATTTACAAATAGCTCTAGCGACGCTGTAATAACTGCAGGTGTACAAGATAAAGATATCGTATTTAAAGGTGATGATGGTGGATCAGCAGTTACATCTTTAACTTTAGACATGTCAGCAGGTGGTATAGCAACTTTTAGTGCTGCCGCTAATGTAGCACAACAAGCAATTACATCATCTAGTAATGCTGTAGCTTGGGATGCAAGTGCTAAACCAAACGCAGTTCATGTAACAACAGAAAATACTACTTTCTCTGCACCAAGTAACGCAGTAGAAGGTGCTTTTATTTGTCTTGAAATTAATTATAATGGCTCACACACAATTGCTTTCAACACAGTATTTGAGTTTGCAGCATCAACTGCACCTACGACAACAGATACAGATGGTAAAACAGATATATT